TAGCCCGATGGACCAGCATTATTTTGTAAATCTAGGGTAAACACAGAATCGCTAGGAATGTAATCGCTAGTGCTGGTACCATCATAACTAATACCCAGGTCAGTGTCAGAGGCATTTATAATTCTCAGCTTAAAACATGAATGGGCGAGCCCATTTGCATTTATAACATCATAACCGCCAGTCAGCCCGGCAGTATCAAAACTGCTCAGGCTGACTGCTTTAACTGTACTCGTTAGAGCCATCTTGATTTCCTTTAGTTTTCTATAGGACCCTCGGAAGTAGCAGCTTCTTTAGCTTTTGCTTCATCTAGAGCTTTCTTAGAAGACTCTAAGGCTTGCTTAGAAAATTCTTGAGCTGCCCCAAGCATTTCAAAAACTACATCAAATACTTCTCCAAATGGAGCTCCCACAGGGATGATAAATTGATATACGCGTTCTTCTTTTTTGCGCTCGAATATAAGTGCTGCTTTCTGTTCCATCGCGAAAATCCTTTCAGTCTTGCGACCATAAAAGTTAGAATATTTATCACTATCTATAGAATATATCGACTGTAACGTGATGTCATGAGATTAGTGAAATCCTTCAAAAGTTTTACTCGAACGAGCGCTCTTGAAGGATTTCAGAGACAAGTGATAGATATTTTAACTTAGGCAGCGCATACGATATTAGTCCACGTCGAGGCGGCCGTGGCTATATAAATACGAGTCGCAATATTAACAGATGTCGTATTGATATAAATATCGCCTACATTAACAGCTAAGGCATTAGCAGGAGCACCAGCGCCATTGATGATTCTCGTTGGTCCAGGAAGGGTAATTCCCTTTGTGGCTGTTGAAATAATCACATCCCCGGCCGTAGCTGTAATATCGCCAGCTGTTGAAGTAATACCCAAAGCAGCTGTCAAGTTACCATCAGAATCGATAGAAGATACAACAGCTGTTGTGTTGTCAAGAACTTGGAATTGATCTGCGCCAGCAGCATCACCAAGCTCTACTTTAACGTTGAGACCCCAAATTGATGTATTAGCCGTAAGGTTTCCAAGATTCAATAAACCTGTTCCACCACGACCAATTGCCGTTGTAGAAGCAGTTGTTGTATTGATATTAGTTGTGCCAGAAATAGCAGCGCCACCAGCCGTGACCGTTAAGCCACCAGCCGTTGCTGTAACGCCACCAGTTGTTGCAACAAGCCCTGTGCCGGCCGTAATAGTTGTTGTAGCATGTATAGCGCCAACAACGTTTGTAGCACCCGTAAGCGTTGTTACGCCGGTTACCCCGAAAGTACCAGTTACTGAAGAATTGCCTGTAATGGCTGCACCACCAGCAGATACGGTAAGTCCTGTTCCAATTGTAGCTCCGCCATTTAATGTGGTAAGGCCAGTTACCGTGAGGGTTGTGCCAATTGTTGCAGCACCAGCAATAGCCAATGCAGCTACAACAGAAGCGCCTTGTGACCAGTAGTAAGTATTATTAGCGATCCTGGCTAAAAAGAATACAATCGCTGTATTTTTATTGATCCACATTTGGCCAAGTTGCGCCTTGTCATTAGTTTTTGGATTTCTTACGCTGATAATTGGATTTGGATTTACCGCTAATATAGCCTGACTAAGACCATACGCAGTATCTTGAATCTGTTGAGCCATGTTAAATTTCCTTCTTAAAAAGAGTTAATTTTCTATTAAGAGCGTGAACTTAATGGTAAGTTCTGTAAATAATCATAGATATCTAGGAGATAGTCATGGAAGAACAAAAAGTTATTTATGTAGAGATACCAGAAAGCCTGCACCATAAGATTAAGGAGCAGGCTCTGTTTAAACACTTGTCGATTAAGAAATATATAATTGCAGCTATATTAGAACAAATCAAAAAAGATGCTCAATATCAGTAACTATTCTTTCTTTTGGCTGCGAGCGATCTTGTCTAAATTCGCCATATTCTTGACTAATGCTGCTTTATTCTCTTCTTTTGCTGCTTTAAGAACATTCCAATAATATTTCCTTGCTGCAGGATATGCCTTAAAAAAATCACGCATTTGTGATATTTCTTTTGGAACTAATAATCCAGCGCCTGTTGTCATTCTCATGAGTATTGCTGGAAGTGTATGACCGTGCCTATATAATTTGCTATGCTCTCTAAGCCATTGCGTAGTAGCGCTTGATTTACTCAACCCCTTGGTTATATCATCAGCTAAAGCAAATGGGATTCCTCCTTGAGGATTTTTCAACCCTGCTTTAGCAATTGGTTGTTTTACTTCATCTATTAATTCGCCTAATGGTTTTCTTAATTCCTTGGGCAAATAAGATCTATCTCCAGTTATTTTAGGCGATTCAGACCAACCATATCGAGCATTAAGACCTTGTTTCATGTTAATAAGTTCATTGACACTCATTTCACCATTTGGAGATTGTGCCAATGAATTCTCAACGCCACTAATAATTTCATCCAGCTCTGCTTTGTGTGGAATATTTTCTCTAACAAACTTGCTCTTAAGTTTTGCAACCCCAGATTCAAGATCTTTTATATTGACTGTATCATCAGCAAATGCTGTTTTAGCAGTTTCATAAGACTTGGCTGCTTCTTGAGCAAATGCTTTTCTCGGGCCAGGATAACCAGCCGCTACAGTAAAGGCTAAGCTTGTGGCTGTTTGTCCAATTGGTCCAGCACCAAATGCCTCTGCAGTTTTCTTACCAGTTTCTCCAGCTGCTGCCATACCAAGCGCTCTCTTCCACGGAACATTTATTCCCGAAAATGGCATAAGAATTTTACCTGTCTTTAATGCGTTAGCCGCAGAAACTCCTACTTTTTGTAATACGTTAGATACTTTTCCTAAAGCAGCTCCTGGCATAAAAATAGATCCAAATGTTTCAGCAACATCATAAAGTGTATTCTCAAAACTAGATCGTGGATCAGTATATCCCTTACTCCATTCAGACAACTTTTTTGAAGCATCTTCAGATGTGGGAGCCGAAATTGGCAACTTAGCTTGTATTTCAGAATAGGTTGGAGTTTTTCCGCCACTTAAATAATTTGCTACGCCAAGACCTGCTGAAGCGATATTTCCCAATCCCGTAACAGCGCCAGCTCCAATTCTGGAACCTACACCACCGGCCAACCTTGTTGCATATTCAACGGCATTCTCTGGTTGATTCATTGGAGGAGTAGAACCACCTGACGGATTTATTGGCGCTGCAACTTTTCCACCTGGCATATAAATCTTTTTCCATTCTTGCAATACTTTTTGCTCTAAATCAGCCGGTTCTTTGCCATCATTATCGGCAATTATTTTTTCCGATATATCATCAAGCGCAATGCCTTCTCGATTGGCTTTATCGATTATTCGATTTAACATATATTTTTGCGCTTCAATAGGCATATCAAGACTTGGTTTAGTAGCGCGAGCGGCCACTATCTTTGCCTTTGATAATGGACCACGCTGAGAAGCAGAAAGACTTAATGCTAAATCTTCGTATATCTTAGCTAATTCTCTAGTCTCTGCGCCAGCACCCCATAAAGGTGCATATCCTGTTAATCCAGAACGTGTTTGCCCTGTTTCAATAAGTCCAAGCGCTTCTTCGGCGCTTTGGCGCATATTAAATGCATCCATATATGACTTTGATAGACTCTCTTTAAATTTTTTATTAGAAGAATCAATTTTTTTCTGCGCAACTGTTTCTTTTTGTTGTGCAAGTTTTTCTCGAGCGAGTTGCATTTGAGGAGTTTCACCAAAAGCACCGAATGTCTTTCTTGGTCTTTGTGTTCCAAATCCGGCCTGTGCTGGAACTTCTCCGCCTACTTGAGGAATTGGCATTCTTTCTGGCAATAATGGTTGATTTGCTTCTTCTGGCGTTGGTTGTCCAAGAATCTTAGAAAGTTGATCCTGGGTGAAATTTGGCATATATCCAGGTTGCCCTGGTTGTCCATGCGCCATACCCATTGATTGCATAGCATTTTCAATCATAGGATTTTGGAATTGCTGTTGTTGTGGTGGTGCCATCAATTTTTGAAGATTATCGATGCCAGTTTGATCTATTTGCTGTATTGGCATTTGTTGAGGAATTTGCTGTTGTTGTTCTTCGGCTGGTTGACCAAATAATGCCATCATTCTTTGTGCTGCCACAGGATTGGCATGAAACATTGATATGACTTCTGCTTGCTGTGGACTAAAATTACCAGTTTGTTGCAATGCTTTGGATAATTTTGACTGTTTTTGTGTGTCCAGTATGTCATTTAATTTATGCTGAAGCGCTTGATTTAATCCTGCTCCCAGACCACCACCAAAAGCAGCACCAAGCCCACCACCTCTTGCATAAGGATCATTAATAATTTGTGCCATGTTATACTCCTGCTCTTACTTTATTTAGAAATGGCAAAAGTTGATTGAGTCCAGACATTCCACCCGTTGCCCACATTCCTGCACCTTGTCCCAATCCTTGACCAAGACCACTAAATAATCCCTGCAATGGACTTGGTTGCCCTTGCTGATAAATATTCTCAAATTGAGGCATTAATGCCATTTGCAGCATTTGCATCAAAGCTTGTTGCTGTTGTTGTCCATATTGAGATTTCATTGAAGCTAAATTTGTTTCAAGTCCAGCACCAGCCTGTCCTAAAGAATGAGCAAATGCACTTGAACGCTGTCCGCCACCCGTACCCATCCCAGAAAACATTTCAGCAATTCCGGGAACAGTATTTTGTTGAAATCCTTGTCGAGCCTGTGCTTCAATAGGAGCAAAATCAAATTTATTTCCCTGAAGTCCACCCATTGCTTGAGATAATAATTGGCTTAAAGCCCCTTGCTGTTGTGGATTTACCGTTGATCTTTGTGACCATTTTCCTGGAGTTCCACCAAATAGACTCATCATATCTCCTAATTTTTAATATATTCCAAAACTATATACGTTACATTATACGCACTATAATTTGCTGCTGTTTTTACATTAACATTGGTACTATCAACTGATAGAAGTATACCATTAGCTAAGGTACCAGGATCAACATAAGGCAACGGAAGAGCAGTCAACCCAGTTGTATTGGTCGCTGTTCCATAAATACGCGTAAAGGTGTACCCAGAGTTAACTGATATGCCATGAGCAACGGACTTTGTAGCTGTGTTGGGAAGTGCGCCAAAGTTAATTACCTTATTGAATGATTGCCGGTATTCTGGTTTGGTTGGGGTAGATGAATCATAAGCGGGGTTGGGGAAAAACGCTTGGCCTTTAACCGTCTCAGCGGTATCAAAATACGACGACTCTTTATTATTAATCGTAACCGACATCTGGTTCAAGTTCTGGTACATGCGCACCAGAAGCTCTTTGAACTCAGGTTTGGTTACATCCATATCCTTTATTTCTGTCACGTCCCAAACTTGTGTAGATTGTAAGTAAACACCAGCAGAGCTGCTTGCGCTTGCCATTATTGTAATCTCCCGGTTGGATTGGTGTAAAGCATGATACCTTCAAGTTGAAAGTCAGAGAATGTTATCGTAGGATCATACATTTGGGCCTGGTTCATCGTTATTAATATCTGGATGCATTCACCCTGGCTCTGCAAATAAATAGTATGCCAAAGACGATCTTGGGTCTGTTCACGCTGTACATATTGGTATGGTGTTGTTTCAAGGATATTACCTACGCCCAAAATAGTATTAGACCCAGTAGCGTCGGCAACAAGTTGAATATTAGAAGAGCTTGAATAGTAGTCGACGTATACTTGTCCAGCATCGGTCTTTTGTACCCCAAAATCTATTTTAGCAATGCTAACGTCTTGCCCTTTTTCTATATATGGATTCCATTGCTTAGACTTGATCAATATATTAGAAACTCGCGCAGCAGTTGCCCCTCCTAAATAAGTTTGAGGTAAAGCAACCTGGCCTATAGAGACCGTATCGGCATCGATAACTTGATCAATTGTATATATTGTGTAGCTCAAAGCTAAAGGATCTGGGCCGGTTTGCCAGCCAGCTTCGATATAGATATAATCACCCGGCTGCAGCGAATGGTTTGGAATAACTAATGTAGTTGCTGCGCCAACAACTATAATATCGGTAATTTGTAATCCCGGAGCATTACGAGGCATTTCCGTATCAAGATAGAGAATATATCCCTGCTGGTTTCCCATAACAATTCTACGTGCTTGAGAATCAATTATTCCTGATCCCCAGGTATATTCATTCTCTTCCCAAGTAAATGTTGAGGTAGACCAGATTTTGTCGTCTTGTTGCTCAAAATACCCAAAGGCAGTTACGCAATCGTCATTTAGTGCCCAGGAATCATTTTTGTAGTTATAAACCAGTACCTTATTAGGATAAGTATCAGAGTTATTGTTAGCCCCAACTTTAGGGAAACTCCAATAAACCATTTCAGTAAAATAATCACGAATACCATGTACGCGATAAATTCCCTCATTGTCATTCCTGATTTTAAATATCTGGTCGGGAATTTTGGAGTCTATACGTTCAACGTTACCACCAGTACAAGCATGAACACCAACGTTTCCAACCGTTAAAATAAATTTATCAAAAGGAACTGACGAGAAAGTCGATTCAGCCCCTAATTCAGTATTAATCTTCTGCCAAACAAAAGGCTGTATTTGGTTGCCCGTATATGCTAACTCCCACGTAGAGCTCTCAAAATAAACAATCAAACGGTCTTTGATAAATTCAGCGCTGACAATTTCTTCGTCTGTAGCTGCATCTATCCACCCAGCCCCATTCCATCCAACTTCATTATGTTCAAGCCATGAACCATTAGCATTTGCCGGGATCGGCGTCCCATTATGAGAAAACCTACAACGAGCAGGATAATGGGAGTTATACGTCCCAGCAGCATTTTGTTCTACGGTATTTAATAATATTAATCGGTCCTTAAAAGGAACAATTATGCGAGCACTCTGAACAAAATCACCAGCGACTAGAAATTTTGGCTTAAAAGTTGCCCATCCAGCCGTTGGATCATAAGAATACATGGAATCGTCTGTCAAACCAGGGGCTGCATTTTGAGTAGCATTAAAGTTGGTAACAAACATCTCGACTGTAGATGTTACTGCACCTTGCCAGTTACACGTCCAAAAGAACTGTGAATCGCTTCCTTGCCAAACTGGACTGCCCGGAAGATTATTCCATGCTCCACCAGAAAATGAATAAGCAAACTGAGTATCGAAAGCAAAGGCTACATTATCAATTATCGCGGCTGTTTCATAAAGCGTCAGGCCCATTATTGGTGTCGATGGATAAAAATAAACAGCGGTGTTATGAGCGGCCCCAGCGAAAACAAACTCCCCGGTAGTCGTATTATAAGTATGCGTTGAAGAAACTCCCGTAGTAAGCATAACAGCAGGAGTTCCCGTAACGTTAACAGTAAATATTTCATCCCCGATAGAAAATAATTGCCCGACGGCAAATACCGCTCCTGGAACTTTTGACGCTGGGGTAGAGGCGCCAGTATTATCGGTAGTATCAACCGCATATCTTACTCGAGAGAATAATTGGGCTGTTTGGCTTGAACTTGCTCCAACACCAGTAAATGTTGATCCAAAACGTTTACGTACGCGACCACGGAAGACATACGCATTCTCTAGCTCCGAGAAAGCGTCGTCAGGAATCATCCAAGGTCTCTTGTCAGTCTCTAAACCGGTGCCTAACGGAGCAATGAGAAATCTGTCGTATGCCATGGTGATCCTTTTAATAACCTATAGCCAAATAATAGCAATTTTTAGCAAAAGAGTTTGATGCTGGCGTAAACCCAGTAGTAGTTGCAGATGCAACCCAAAGCGCAGAATTATCGCCAGACGATACATAAATTCCTGTTAACTGGATGGATACCAATGCGGCAAATACGGGAATGCCTACACCTGTTGGAAAATTATGCAAAGGGCCTGAGCCATGAGCTACAGAAGCAATTCCCCATTTCATAATAAGCCCTGACGGTAAATATGACCATCCTTCAGCCACTAATGATCCAGCAGTCATAGGAATTTGATGTGCAGGAGCCACATTGTTTACCCATATTTGTGGAATCCCGCCATAATTAGCCCCATAAAGTCCAATAAATCCCGCAGCGCTTACAGCAGGGGCAGTAGCAATAGGAAACGTAATTTTATTATGTTTTCCTGCATTTGCTGTATTAAATCCAGAATGATCAACAGCAACAAGTGTATTAATCGCCTGAAAGTTATTATAAAGATCAGCTTGAGATGATGATAATTTGTCAGTCGACAAGGGAACATTCGCATTATATACCATTTTATTTCCTATTCTTAATTAAACGTTATTTCCGCCCCATCCAGAAATTCCACTTGAGATGTCTACTTGTTCTGTGTAGATCGTAGAAGTTCGCTCAGAAGCAGCATTAACAATAGTTCTACGCAATACAAGGCGTTCTTGATTTTTAAACTCAGGCATGATCATCTGAAGTGATTCTGTGTCCATACGGTCTTCAAATATCTTCTTGGCTGTTCCATAAGCAATATATTGCCACCATTCACTTAGTTGCGGAACATCAGTAGATGCCAGCAATACAGATGGCCGTGTAAAGCATTCCATAGTTATCTTATATGGTTGGTCAGGAACAGGTCTTAAAATGAACGTATCGTCAAAATAGAGCATTGCTTGAGGTCTTGCTGGAACGAATGGTATTGTCTGGCTATTAATTACCGCTTGGCTTTGGGGTGCCACTGGAAAGAAGAACCCATATTGCCCCGTAATATAATTGATGAATCCGACATTTGTTGGTGAAGTATTATAGATGCTTGTTGGGATAATCAAGTCGCCAAGGTCTGAATTTGCACGAGGCTGGTCAATTATAGATAGTCCGTTATTGTTTATATCGACAGAACTAAAAAGTACTTCATTTCGAATAATAGGAACAAATCCACCACCAAAACCAGCTTGAGCGCTTGCAAGATATCCAGTATAAGCAGTTGTAACACCATCGCCATATGCTATAGCATTAATGCTAAAAGTAAGTGGATAGATACCAAAAAATTGTTCACGCGATTCGGATAACATAGCTGGAAATCCGGCCATAGTTATCTGTTTCTCGATGCTGAGATACTGGTTCTTAAAATTGTAGAACTGGTCGTTGGGGTTAGTAGTATTAGTCGTATACCGATCAATATAGGGATTACAATAGAATGAAAACGTCTTGTGCAGCGAGAATATCTTTAGATTTTCTGGTAAGTCATACAGGATAAACGTATTAACGTAATCGTTGATTTGGCTATCAGTAATCTGAGATGCTGAAGGCGACCTTGTCAGTCTACGTACCTTAATATTAATCTGCTGTAAGGTCGATAATGTGGTATCTGGGGCTACTGGCATATTACTCCTTAAGGTAAAATATTCTGAACTGCACTTGTTAACATACTATTGTCTTCTGCAAAGGGAACTACCTGAGCACATGTCTGGGCCCAAGGGGGTATAGGCGCCAATGGGATCACAAATGGGTCATATTTGGTCGTATCAGCGGCTATCGTAAACGTTGTAGGACTTGTGACGATTATCTCGCCAGCAAATCCATTCAACTGTTGCATACCACATGCAACGGGAATATCTAATCTCACAGTAAGTCCTGATTCATAACCATGGGGAGCCGCAACTGCTACTAAAACTCCTCCTGTAACCTGTGTATTGTTGGTCGTGGTTATGATTGCTGGCGATGACTGAGAAATAGACAAGATAAGCCGAGCCACTGGGTAGAAATATGCATTTGGATTCACGAAACACGTGCTCATCGTTCTCCTAGATCGATATCTTCATACTTACAATATTCTTTTAAATCTGACTCAAAGTCTGGGTCTAGCATAGGCCGAGGCTTAAAATCATCTTCATCATCCAGAACAATTATGTCGATATCCGGTTGAATTGGTTCTTCTGGAGGTGTTGCTAAAACTGTAACACTAAATACTGTAACTAACACGATCATTTTTTATCTCATTGGTTCTATATGTTCTACGGTTATTATTTGTTTATCACCGATATTCAAATCTTCAATATCAACAAATTCCAAGCTCTGGAAGCCAAAACGTCTTACTTTTTGTCCAATTCGAGCCAATGGTTTGCCGCCTTCATCAACTGAGTGTACATGTACTGGATACCAGCCGTTTTTATTAAGATGCTTAGCAACACCAAGAGGAAGCGTATAAACTTGACCATCAACTAAATCATAGCGCGCTACTGGATCTTCTTTGTACACTTTAAAAACAAAACTCATTGATCCGCCTGGAACTTCATAAAACCTAAAGATCCCCTTAACGTTCTCGCGATCTTTATCGTGTTGATACTTAAGATTAACGGGCGTCTTTGCTTCTTTAACAGGCGAACTTGTTGTTTTATTTTCCATATTTTTATTATCACTTGCCATCTTGTCTCCTAATGGTCCTAAAAAATAGGGAGGGGAGATTAATCCCTCCCTACACATTAAATGTGTTAAACCACAATTACGCTTGATTAAAATACTGCAGGAATAGGCTGAACGAGATTATTGAATGAGCTACCAGCTCTCCAATAAATTACATCGCCAGACGTACCGCCAGCACTGCCTAACGCAACTGCTGCTGCCGATGAATCTGTTCCTAATATAATTCCTGTCCATCCCGTGTTAACTGTCGAATCAGCTAAAATATTGGCATTAAGAGCCAATGCAATAGCCGTATCTTCACCTACAGGGATAATTTCAGCATAACTAAACGGAACCGCAGCGGCCAATGGGAATACAAACGCGTTAAACCCAGATGAGTCAATATCTACGGTTACCGTGTTATTTCCTGTTGTGCCAACTTGGTTTACTGCAAGAACTGTTCCTTGAAGACCATTAAGTTGGGTCATACCAAATGCTGCAGGAACAACAAATCTTACAGACTCACCAACATTGAAACTGTTCGTTACTGATGTAACTAAAGTTGTTGTTACACCCGTTGTTACTTGTGTAATGTAACGACGACGTGGATAGTACAATGATGGATATTGGATTTGTCGATAGAATCCTGTTCCGCCAGCTATTGGTTGTGGCATATGAGCAAGCGAAAAGCTTGTTGTAGGAACCACTGCGCCAATACTGAAATCAATTCCACACATTTGTGGACCAGTTGTAAGACCAGATAGACGAACAACAGACTTATTTGGAATAAGCCCAGTCGTTGTACCGGTCTGAACAAGAGGAGGGTTAGCTGCAGTAACACCTGTTACAGCAATAGCTGCTCCAATTGTCTGAGCACTGGTATTAACTGCGCTTATCCCATGATAAGTAGCACCATTATAACCAGTTGAACAAAAGCTCGTTGAAACAATTTGGGAAGCGGTAGAGTGAAACTCTTGAAGAGCATCATCTTGAGCCATCCCATATTGCCAGTAGAACTTTGTTGCTGCCCATTGGGTAGAGGCGATCGTTTGGGTATAGTTAACAACTTCAACCCAATCTGCGCCATTAATTAAAGGAATCCAAAGGTTGTTACCGGTAGCGGTTAACACGCCCTGTTGGATAGTTGTGTTTGTAGCCATGTTTATCTCCTATTACGCTAATGTGGCTTTAAGGTTGATAATCCACAAATCGTTACAGATTCTTGGGACTTCAGCGAACTTATAACCGACGCTAGCATTAAGAGCTAATGGACCATCGTATATTGGTGGGCGATAGATAAAGCTTGCGCTATAACCATCTTGCTCAATACAGGCATAAGCTTCCATACCAACACAGAAAATGTTATACACATCTGCGCCATTAACAGAAGATTGTGGGCTTACTGAACCAATCGATGATACCAAGAATCTTAAGTTTCCAATTGAACCCCATTCAGATCGAAGGGCATTCATTGGTGATGGGTATTGGTTCTTATGAATGAAACCAGCAACCGCATCAAGATTACCTGTCATTTGGGTAGAAGTAAGTGCAAAGTACGCATCACGAACTGGTGCTGTACCGAACTTATCTTCACCTTCAATGTTATCCAAAATGGTGTAAGCATTGTTATTTAACAATGTTCTAACCACTTCATCAACGTCTGCTCGAGTGATTTCTGTTGGGGAATCACCATTTGCACCAGCCGTACAATTAATCGTTGATGCTGTAGAAGCAAGCATATCACGAGTCAATTGATCTTCTGTTTGACGAAGTGAAACACCAAGACGAGCCGCGCATTCGTTGAGCACGGGATCTTGAGATTGTAACGTCACCTGTTCATTGATCTGGACGTAGGTTCCGTAAAATGATATTGTAGCATCGATGTCTACGGCGGTCAATAGCTGAGGTGGAGGAGTTACGCCGCTATTTCCAAGTGGTACCATTGCGGTAGCCAATGGATTGTATCGACGCATACGCAACGTACGACCACCATTCCTAGGCATTGCTTTATGCATTGCTGGAATCTTATGGATCATATTTGGTACTGGAACCGACAGGAGCTTATAACTAAAGCTCTGTTGCACTGGCGATGGAAGTACCGATGTAGTTGTAATAGGCATAGAATTCCTTAGTGTTAAAAATAACTTCAACAACTAAGTTGACGAGGCTTAGAATTAACGTCTGGGGCCTGCGAGTTCCCCGTACACCCGAGGGTGGTAACGCTGTGGCCTGCGAGTTCCACGTAACGCGATTTTTGAGGCCTGCGAACTCCTCGTAACGCTAATACTATTATACACTTTTTTAAAAAAATAGGGCCGCGGTAGTTCAAATCGCGGCCCGAAAAAAGAAGAGGCAATTATGCCCCAAGTAAAAAAGGAGAGTAGTCTAACCAAAGATTTTCTTCCACATAGCCTTCGCCCAATTGAAGATTTCAACAAGGTGAGCATAGGCAACTTTAAGCCATGTCTCAATAACATCAAAAAATGGCCTAAGAGCAGTAAGAAGATTTTTTAAAATTTCATACCAATCAGCCACTTCTGTTGATATGTCACACATTTGCGTAAATCCCTTTTGCAAAAGATCAGCGCCTTTAACGTGATGAGAAACAAGTTCATTTATTGCAGCAAGCGCTGCATCTTTAACATTAGCAACTAATTCATGTGCTGTTGGAACAGCTGTAGTCGTTGAATTAGCTGGAGCTACCACAAAATCTGCCATTATGTCTCCTTTTGAGTTACTTTAACGCAAGCGTTAACTGTACTTATTACTTTTGGATTCGTTACTTGGCCATTAGCATCGATAAGATTTAAAGCCTTAAGTTTTACTTGGTCTTCTGCAGAGATTTTATTTGCTTCGTTTTTACACGCATTAGCAAGAGCCAATAATTCAGGGCTTATTGTTTTAAATAATGCTACAAGTGTCGATAATATTGCTTTATCGGCAACGCGAGGATCAGCAACCAAAACAATTTCGAGTGTCTGCTCGCCAAAATCAAGCACTTCAGACAAATCAGCAAGGCAACAATTCAAAAACATGCAGGTCTTAGACATGCACGATGCATTTTGATTCATTGCATTTAGTCCATCAGTAATTGCTATTAAAGAAAAAACGAGAAGAGAAATCTTGGTGAGTTTGTTCACAAAATCTCCTTTATATTCTTGAAAGTTGGTTGACGATAAGCATACTATCGCCAACCGTCAGGGAGTAATTTACTTATTAAAAAGCGTTCTCTCATAAGATCGCCGCGTAATTTCATCTGATAAGTTTTTAAACGCTGCAATCATTCCCAAAAACCCAACAATAAAGGTAAGAAATAATATTACAAGAAAAATTGGGAATACTTTCATAGGTTACCTGTTTTTTCTAGCTTCAGCCATCTCTTGTAACAATTGTTTTTGTAGCTCTGGTGTTAGCCCATTAGCAAACGCATTAGCTCTCGAAAGAGGGCTATCTCCTTGCTGTGGAGATACGCTAGCCAAAGGTTTAGGTTTAGAAGCGTTCTTTTGCGCCAATTCTCTATCTGCCACGTAATTGTCCTCCACGTAAAGTCCGAGCTTCTTAATATGTTTATAAGCCGATATAGCCTTAGCCCGAAAAGAACTAGATGTATCAAGCATCTCAGCAAACTCGGGATCAGACTCACGAAGTGCATCAAGGTTTTCCTTGGTAACAACTTTATCTATATCTGGATACTGGGCCTTAAGCATAGCCTCTGCAGACATTGTTGTCGAAGCCTGTTCGTATTTTCTTAGCTTCTCTTCCATACGCTTTATCTTTTGCGTTATGGCCTTAACATGTTTGCCTTCAGCTATATCATCATTTCCGATATTGATCTCTTCGTCTGGTTCTTCTACCGGAGCATGTTTTTCTTGGGCTAATCTTAATGCTTCATCACGCTCGCGCTCAACCTCTCTCATCTTCTTAGCCATCGCCCTTAAATTGCGATCAGCTGGAGTTTCAACTGGAGCTTGAACTGGTGATTCTTGGGCGGGAACTTCTTGTTGTTCTGGCTGCTGTTCTGGTTGCGTTTGTTCTGGTTGTGTTTCTTCGACTATTTTTTCATCATCAAACATATCTCTCCCTATTGAATAATTTCTGATGTCTCTAGTTTCTCATTATTAAGTTGCTTAGCAAGTTTAAATAGTGTGCCATCGGCAAATTTCAGCACATAGTGTAATAATCCCCATTCTTCTGGTGCTATTGATGAAGCTTGTTCCATAAAGGTTAAGCAGGCTTCTTTGGATGGAATCACCCACAAAAACTCTATATCTTCTTTTTCTCGGTGGTATTGGTAAACGGTTTGATCATAATCAGGGGTTGGGCAAGAATGCCGCGAAAAATAGTAATGACGTAGTACATTTTGCATGAGCGGCTCTTTTTTAGTGAGCACAATAACAAAAAAGTCCCCGTCAAACTGATTTTTGTTGGATTCTACGCATTCAAGTATGTTTTTAACGTAATCTTTGTGGAGTTCACGCTCTATTTCAATGGGATCGGTAGAATTTGGGGCTTTTGATAATAGCTCGGTTGATATTTTACCAACTGTTTCACGCGAACGCGTGTCCCTACCATTGATCTTCGTCATGGTTAATCTTTTCGAAAAATTTTGTAATTTTATCTATCACTTGTCTTATATAAGCAAAAATGGACATTTGTGCTATTTTTTTTTCTTAGGCGCGCGTGCCTTGGCGGGCTTTACTTTCTCTCCAGCTTTGCGTGCTTCACTCAAGGCTATCGCAATCCCTTGCTTAGGGTTTGTTACAATAGGGCCCTTTTTAGAGCCAGAATGTAACTTGCCTTCTTTAAGCTCGGTCATTACTTTAGCGACTTTTCCTTTGCTCTTTTTCTTTGCTGCCATCTCTTTTCCTAATAACAGGTTTCGTCATAACCAGTCGATTTAGTAGGTTTCTTGTCTTTCTTTTCTTTCTTTGCCATGTATCTCCTAATTTTACTCAACGTATTGAGTATTTTTTGGCGGGCTGCTGCAACCACTACAGGACAGCCCGCCATCGAGGCAATTATCGATTATCGCACGCGAATAGTTTCTTCATAGGTCAACTTCTTCTCGCGTTCGCTTTTCTTATCAATATCAGGATGTTCTGAATGCTTGATAGGTTTGCGACCGAAGATTTGATCGACTATCTTCTGAAACTTGGGGTCGGTACGCAACATTGTAGGCATTTTACACCTTTCAGGTGGTTAGACTTTCTTAGGAGCAAAGTCTTTATGCATGCCTGCTTCATCTGTTCCGATTTGATGATCGACGCCGCGCATTGTATCATCAAGATTCTCTGGCATGCCGCTATATGGACGAGCAACCGTCTTCAAAATGACTTCGGTTGGCAAGTTGGCCATATACATGTGTTGAGATTCCCCAAAAAGGGATGCATCTTCGCGCTCTTGTTTACGCCTTTCTTCCATACCTTCATACATACCTTCATGCCCAGCATGATGCACGCTGTGAATAGTATGTTTTACCAAGTGATGCACAACTTTTTTCTCAACATTGTGAGGCGTGTGCATTTTTGCTGAATGATGTCTTGCCATTATTGGCTCCTTAAGTAGTTACTGAGGCTCGGGGCCTCAAGGTTAAACCTCTAACCACCGGACCATATTGGTCCACATGTCTAGATTATTTTTTCTTCTTAGCTTTCGACATAGACTTGATAATTTTGCTTACTTCTTTGTCGTGCGTCTTTTCATGGCGAGCTTCTTCAGCTTCTTCCACGCGATCGTGACGTCTTTCTTCTTTTTCTTGTTTATTTTCTATCTTTTTGATAACCGACTTTTTCTTCATTTTTCTCCTCTCATTATACAGCACACCAATAATCATCTTGTTTTTCTTGATCTCGCCGGTCATTGTCGTCGTCTTCATCCGTATCAACAATATCAGCTAGACGTGAAGTGCTCCAATCTATCTTTTTTAGACCGTCATCTCTTTTTTTACATCCACTAAAAGAACTTAAAAGAACTATACCAACCACACATAATGCAATTGATATCTTCATATACTTCCTTATTGTATTGGCTGCTCTTGGGCAGCATTTGTTTTTTGTTGTCCTTGCTCGTGCTGTTTAACAATACTTAACATAGATAATAATTGTTGAATATGGGCAAGATCTACTCCTTCTATCTCTTTAATGGCTTTAATCATATCAAGCGTTGCAGCATCTTCATCTTTAGCAGCTGCAGCCATTCGTTCAACGGCTAAAGCCTTATTTTCTTGGATACGGCTCATACGCTCAAGGCCAAGCCCCTGATCAGCCATAGACCGAGACCTGGCCAATTCAGCCTGAGCCTGTAATTGTTCAACCTGGGCCTGTTGTTGAGCCTGGGCGACTTGCTCTTGTTGCTGACGAGCTTGAGTAATTTTCTCAACAAGTTGTTTCTTATTCTGGACGGTGCATGCATCAAGCAAAACATCATCGGGAATAGGAATACCAACTTCTTTAAGTTGAAGCAATTGGAGAAGTTGCATCTGGCGTTGATTAGTTGTATTAAGCCCTTCTTCAACAGAAGCATCATATTTACCGAATGCTTTATTGTAGAACTGAGCCGATGGTTGTTTTCCTTCAAGGATCTGAGAGATCTTACCCGGCGTGAAGTTATTTTGGATGATATCTAATATAATCTTGCCCAATAGTTTTTGGGATCTGTCTAATTTATCAAAAAGGCCTTGTAGGGTAGTAAGCGCAGCCCCTTGACGAAGCATGGCAAGAACGCCAGCTTTTTCATCCATAGCAGATCCCAAAAGTTCTTCATTTACGCCAGAGATTTGTTGAAGCTCATTGGCTAAACTTTCAGATAGTTGCATCATTGATGGCGGAACTTGTGGAGCTTGGATTTGCTCAACATCAGACATCTGGGCTTCTGATTTAAGCGCCAGTCCTCGACCTTGCCCATTTAAAAATATGTCTTTTGGATTAACAAGGGCATCTTCTTTATATTTGAACCCAGAGTTTATCTGAGATTCGAAAATGTCCAACTCAATAATTTTGCGACGATTATAAAGATACTGAGCATCACGCATACCTCGAACAACACCTTGTATCCTCCACGGATAGTAGGGTATTTCAGGCGTATAATAAGCCATGACAGGAACGAAAGGATAATTATCGATTCCCAGAGGATTCTGTCCATCGTAAAGCACTTTCCCAGAAACAACGATCGCTAGGTTAACGGTTGGTATATCTTGGTAAATCACGGTCATTTGTGGGTATGTCTGCAAAAACAGCTTTAAGCGATCTTCATCTGGATGCTTCCACTCCATCACTTGTCCGGTTTGTGTATCGACTAACATCTTTTGAGGTCTATATGTTCGATAGTAATATTCGTCATAGGTAACAAGATTCTTCATGCCGTAGTTATAAGTCTCGGGCATGAACTGAAACTTGCCGTCTCGCTGAGAATCGCCCGCCATCGAAAGTATTTCATCATCATGACCAGGCATCAAGGAGCAAGCTTCTCGTTTAGTTAAAAACGATCTCTTCCATATAGCATTACAGTCAGAAAGGTCAGATTTTCTAAAAAAGGGATCTATCAGGAATGAATTATAAGAACAGTTATCTACTTTAATATTGCCCGATACTGGATCGGATCTGTAATCCACCCAGACCTGCAGCAAATTCATGCCGGTAACCAAAGCGCCTTCAAATGACTCAGAAATTGTCTCAAGAACACCTTCTTGCTGATTGAGCCACATAAATACTTTAGTGAATTGATCAGCCGTTTCTTCATCGCCATTTTCCACGGGAACACAAATAGTGCTCTTGCGGTTACGGCGTTGATGACCAGAGATCATATTAATAACGCGCCGAATACGATTAAAATTAAACTGTCGGCGTCTATTGGCCGGCAAGTTGGCATACAAGTCGTTCCATAAAGTCTGATCACCTGCAAAGAATCTGGCATCGGTATCTGCCTCGCCCCAGTAGGACTGGTTTATTGATATACTTTCCGCATAAAAAGCAGACATCTTAGCGATCATGCTTTTATCTTTTTCATCATAATATTCAGCGCCAAGTTGGGGGAACAGCATCTCTTTATCCTTTTAGTGACGGGCCTAGATCTCTTTTTCAGAAGAAGATTCCATTTGCACCTCACTATTATAGAGATTCAGCAATAACTTGAATAGATATTCCGCATCTGGGTGTTTATGATGGATAAAATGCAGGGCATATCCTTGGACGGGTTCTAAGATATCCATAAAAAGAAAGAACCGCTCCTGAAAGGAAGTTGGAGCCTGAGTTTCGATATCAGTAATATTATGAAGACTTTGAACCCCAAACCCATCGCGTGTCTTATATTTAACTATTCCATCAAGGCAAAGCAAAATCATGCAGTCAAGCATGTCATAAAGCTCTGCCTTATTATAGGCGTTTATCTGTTTCTTCTTGTATGGATACATTACTACTCCAAGAATTGGACTTCTGTAAGTTATCCAGAAATCTGGCTGCTGTTGCTTTATTCATATTGCCCATTTTTGCCATAAACGCTATGACATCACCCCTCGAATGACATCCAAAACAGTAGAACGTTTTCTTCGTTGGGCTGACGCAAAATGATTTGCCGCACTTTTCATCAAAGGGACATTTACCTTCAAGATAAGAGCCATCTCCTCCATCTAAGGGGATATATTTCTTAATGGTCTCTATTATGTCGACCGTTTCTATAACACGAATATATAAATCTGTATGTGTAACACTAAGTGTTTTATCTTCCATTTCTCTCCTATCTTATATAGCCCTAGGGGGAGTCGAACCCACCATTGATCACTTGAAAAGCGATTATCCTTGCCAGTTAGATGATAGGGCCATGTCCTATCTATATTATTTCGGGAGGCGCCGGAAGGAATCGAACCCTCGTTCTTCTCTTTTCTATTAAGAGCGCTCTTATCTTTAAGCTAGTCCCGGACGCTTAAAAGATCTGCCAATAATTTAGGCCACCATTGAGCTACGACGCCATTCATATGTATCTTTTATTACAGTCAAGTCGGCTAGAAACCAGCCTCCTACGACGCCACTTATTATTTCTCTGAGGTTCTTTCATTACAAAAAGGACATACTCTACCAGCAACTTTCTCGCCTACATAATTAGTAATAGCGAAAGACATTTTTCGTTTCTCTTCTTCTGAAAGGAATCTCAATTTATTCATAAACGCTAAATAGCTTGGAAACATCCTGGTTTCTTCGCAATTAGGGCATTGCAGAAATACTACATCATCTGATTCATCTGATGAATTTTCTGGTGGTACTGGGGTTAATTCCATGCCAAAAGCTGGGGTAGTTAGCAATAGAGCTGAAAATATTAATGATTTCTTAAACATCTAAACGCACCTTATTTAATTCTTCACGTATTTCTTTTATTTTAAACAATTCTCTTTTGGCTTTTTCTTTAACTTCATTATTTACAAATTCCTGTTCTACTAACAATTGCCAAATAATAAAAGCAACATTCCAAGTATTCCAATCAGATAAGCAATTGCCTACGTCATGGCTATACTCTTTATAAAGATATTGTGGGTCATTGTCTTCGGTGAATTCTGTGACGATCATATCCGCAACTTCAAATCTGCAATTTTCTTCATTAAATTTCTGATTCCAAAGTATACGAATATCTTTCTTAAGTAACTCTTTCATAATTGCCTCTCTGAATAATGGTTTTTTCTGGTTTTTCTTTGCGCATCGCGTACTCATGTAGATATACGGCCACAGATAGGATACATAGCCAATAATGGCTGTCAATGGCTTATTTAATTAAATATGGGTTTCTTGTTTTTAACATTGATACAATTGCACATTTTTTACTACAGGTTTTTTTAAGGGCATATTTATTGCAAAAGAATAAAGTTGTGCATACACAACAAGCTCTATATATGAAATCTTTTCTATAAATAACTCTGTTTTTCGTTTTACAAGCATTAGAACAGAATAATTGATGAGCAACTTCTCCAAAGAATTCTTTCGAACAACATTTACATATTTTTTTATATTTTTTCCCGGTACATGCCGGTAATGATTTTTGGGCATGATTTCTATGCCATTCCCTACCTTCTTCACTTCTATGCCATTCAGTAGCCTTTGCATTAAGGCTTCTCAGGACTTGTTTACATCTTTCTGATTGAGCCCAACTTTCAGGTCTAAGCATGTGTTCCGATTGATGTTGCGATCCAAGAACACAACGCAAATTAGAGATATGATTATTTCTTCTGTTCCCATCAACATGATGTACGTGATGTTTTTCTGGAATTGGCCCATTATAAAACATCCAAACATATCTATGTAAAGTTGAACAAGGATTGAGTGGGGTTCGGGCAGAAACATAGTAAAAATTATTCCACCTAAAAAAATAACCATTAAAAATTGCTTGAACTCCATCTTCAGATAAAAGAAATTCTTCTGTAATCCTTTTAAACTTAACGCCCTTGATTACTATATATATTTCTTTTTCAGTGATTTCATTAGCAATTTGATTTGTTTCCCGAAGCTTGATATCTTCTGGATTCATGCATTCCTTTCGATTCTGGGCCAGTTACTGCTGGCCTTTTTCTTTATTTAGCTCTCTAGATCGTCTTTTTCCTTGCGCGATGTGATCCCTATATTGATGTATTGCTATAATTAGTCTATATGCACAATAGAGGCTGTCAATGGCTTATTTCAGTATTTTGGTGCATCGTCTCGAAACATCGGAGGAAGGTTATTATTATCGCCATAAACCGCCTCGCGATAGCGAGCGTCGAGTTCTTCTGCGCTTAGACCTAATCGGGTCTTTGGCAAAGATATCGCAAGGTATCGCATGCTGTCACAAAAATGGCTATATTTGTCGTGGACCGGCATCTCTTTATAAGTTTGTCGCTTCTCGTCAAATTCTCTTCTATAGTTTTCTAACGATTTTATGAGATCTGCACAATTTCGTTCATCAATCCAAGTTTTACTTAAAACGGATCGTACGGTTTCTATGCCATCTTCTATCGGTAGATTATTTGCTATCGTAAAAGTTACTCCTAATTGTCGTGCTTTCTCTAGGCGTGTTTGTCCTTGAGAACTTGCCCATTCTCGGCAACGAAGATCGTGGGGTCCCACATGCTTTCCGTACATTCCGGCCCATGGTTTTTGATTGATTACTTTAATATAATGCTCAAGTCCTTGGCTAGAGTTTTCATAAGCATCAATTATGCGAACTATTTGTCCTACCGTCTGGAAGAAAATAATTGAGGTTGCGTCATGCCCAATATCCCATGAAGTATGCACAGGAAATCCTGTTTCGTAAGGTACCATGCCAATTTGGCTATTAACGCGCATACGATCTAAATACTGAGAATAATAGGATCCCGATACACCCATATCAAAACTTGTCATATATTCTTGGTTGCTCATATCTCGGGAAAGCTCTCCCTGAGCCACTTCTCGTTCAATTTCCTTAAGTGATATATGTTGTGTATCATTTACCGTAAGTTTACTAACAAAGAAGTCATTTTTATTGTGTAAGGCTATCTGGTAGAGCTCATAAAAAGCATTATGGCCACGAGGTGTTGAAATGAAAAGTGCCCATCCGTCGTTGTGTGTGAGAGCAGGGCGAAGAAATTGGTAAGCTTTTGGATCTTGAAGAGCATATTCAGAAAATACGCATCCCAAAGGATTTGTACCGACAATAGCATCGATGTTATCAGATCCTATAAGTTGGATAATAGATCCGTTAATAAACGTATATTTTAGTTCAGTAGAATTGGTTTTAGACAAAAGTTCAGGTGGTATAAAATCAGCAAATCGTTTGCCCGAAGATGTTATTGAATCATAAATTACTTTTCTAGCTTGGCTATAGGTTGGGAATATATAAAAAAAGACGCCAACTGTTTTAATAGCACATCGTATCATGTAGTTAAAGGCAACGATGTCTTTTCCTGCTCTGCGGGGCCAAACTGCGATAACTCGCTTGTATCCTTTGTTTTCGAGCGCATCAAGAACAGGAATCTGATAGGGTCGTGGTTTAAAAAGATTCAACTTGATTTGAGTTTCCGACGAAACGTTCATCTTCCTTTTGCCTTTCTGGGACAACTGCAGTGGTTTGTACTGAATCCATGACAACAGTTAAATTTCCGGTTTTGTTCGCTTGATTTCTTGCTTGAATAGCCATAGTTACTTTCGAGCATACCCAATCTCTATAAGCTTGGTTATACTCTGGTAAAAGTTCGGAACATGCTTTTGAATCAAAGTCTTTATGAATCCATCCATCTTTTATTCGAGCGCTTATAATATATTGTGCACATTCTAATGCTTCGGCAAAATATTCATTACTTTCTGCAACTTTATAAAACCTATATGGCGACATTTTTAATTTGTTGGGAAATTTATCAAGATCAAGTATCTGTGTTTCATCTACATAAACCAACATTTCATCAGCGAGAGCGTTCTGAGTTTTTGAATTAATTGGAATCCTGCAAAAAGCATTCTTGATAGTTTTTGTAGGCAAATATTCAATTTTTCTTCTTGGTGCTTTCACTTTCTCCATTGGGCTCCAAACGAGTTATTGATAGCTCAGTTCTAGCTATCCGACTATAAATCTTATTTGCTACAATACTTGATACAAGGGCGTCATCACAAATAATAATTCCATTTGCACAGTCTAACACAAACTTAATGAGATTATCCAGATCGGGTTTGATGTGATGCGGCATGTAACAAGCGATTTGATCTTTTTTTGCACGGCGTAATGGAATTGGCATAAAGAAAGTTATCTCGACTTTGAGTGGCCCTTCAAATGGCATAGTATATTCGTGTTGAGATTTAAGTTGAAGAGATGCGCCCATTTTTTCACGTTTCTGAGAATCATAAACGTGGTCAACACCAAATCTTGGTCTTTTTAACGGAATTGGTGATCCTTCGATTGTATAATGAGCAGAGCTTCCTATATTCAACCACGGATTTACATTTTCACGTATCATATTTGACTTCAGCTGAGCTTTTTCTTTTATCTGGATATCTTTCACCTACTATCTCCCTTCGTTGCGCTATCGTCAAAAACAGTCGCCTTTTGAAAAGGCTCCTATCGTCAAATTTAATCGTTATCCACATACCATGGCTCCGAACGTCCATGACTTGGCTTGCGTGGTTCTTCTTTCTTTCTGCTATTGTCTATGTTACCTACTTTAAATGCTGGAGACAATGGGTGAGTTCTATGCCATCGCGTTACTTCATCCATTTCGTGCGATTGTTTCTGCCACCAAATCGATGGGCCTGATCGTGGTGGATGCTTCCTGGACCAAACTGGCGCTTCTGGTCCCCCATAAATTATTTGTTTGCTTTCTTTTTTGAGGAATTCCTGCTCTTGAAGATTTGGTTTTGGAGTTGGCATTTGTGGTTGTGCTTGTTGTTGCACCGGCGACTCTTCAAAGAGATCATCAAATGGGTTTATTGGCGTAGCGCATGTATCATTTCCAAAGCAATTTTTAACCACGCATGGTTGTTTTTGGGGGGTAAAAACGCCCAACGATGGTTGTTTTACAGGGGTACTTTGGGCCAAAAATGGTTCTTTTTCAGGGATAGTTTCAAACACGTTCAAGCTTTCCGTTAATAATTGTACATTTTGCTCTCGCCAACCAAGCCAAAGTTGATGGGTGTTGTGAAATTGTTTTTGGAAGATTTTCTACCGTCTCGATTGCTCTCTTTTTTGTAATGTCTTTTTCTAAATTTGTCACACAAACTTTTTCTCTCGCGCGCACACACTCTTTGTTCATATTCATGAACGAAGAAGAAGGATTAGGATAAGAGCTATAGGGATTGTTATTAAGAATTCTTAATATTGCTGTAACCCCTTTTTTTCTGTTGATAACTCTCTTATGCTGTAACCTTTCTGTTGATAACTTTTGTCCAAAATCCCACGCTTCTTTTTCTACGTTTAATGCTGCCTGCAAAACAACTCCAAGAGATGGAAGAACCTCAAAAAGGATTTTTAATTTCTCAATATTAAAACAAGCACTTCCTAAATAATAAGTACATATTCCATTCTTTCTTGGATCCCATTTTTGCTTACTATGAACTTTTTTTATTATTCCTAGATTAACTAGCCTACAAATAGATTTATTAGTGCTCTTGCGCGAAAGATCACAGCTTTTTGCTATAGTCATTTGATCTTCTTTTAGTTTGCCGTTTCTTAATATTTTCAAAATCATATCATCTGCTACTGCCAAAGAAAAACCTTTTTTCAATTTGTATATTTCAAGCCTATACAAATGAAGCTTAGATGGTTTTGAAAAAAAATGTTTTGTTTCTGCTTGATCTTTAAAAGATTTTGTTTTAAGATTTGTCATATGTTTTCTCCTTACACGGGGAACAGAATTGGTAAAAAGCCGGTTTAACTGTGGTAGTTAATACAACCGGCCTTTACTGTTTTTTAATGATATCATTATATTGCTTTCAAGGGAAAAATATGTCAATTAATATCAATGAAATACCTTACATTTTTCGACTAAATACCTCGCTTGCTATGTTAATAGATGTTTTAGAGTATGTTAGACATCAAGACGTGAATTCTTTATTAGATCCTATTGGATATGACTATAAAATAAAAAGAGAATATGAAGAAGTAGCTCAAAAATTATCAGATTCTTTTAACAATTGTTATATACAGGCATATGAAACCAGAAAGATGGAAAAAATTGCAGCGCAAACAAAAGAACTTATGAATAAATAATCTAGTCCATTTACAATCATTTAATTCAGAGACCCGAAAATAACATTCGGGTCTTTTTTTTATTTATTAACAAACCCTTGACAACCCTACCATACCCTGGTAAGATTAGAACATGAATTAAATGTAGTTCAATTCGATTCAGAGGGTATTCGATGCAATTATTAAAAGATCTTTTAGATGCTACAATAAAATATCAAGATGTGATAGATGATGACAATAATAAAACAATATTTCTTTATTACGACATGTTGATAAAAGCGAATAAAGCTCGACAAGAATATCCAAACGTTATAAATCAATTCACGTTTGAACGTTGCGGTGACCGCATGAAAGAATTCGAAAATCTTCAAATGTTTATAGCATATATGCGAGAATATGAATCAGAAATGGGGAGCGAAGATTATTAACAAAATCAATACGAAGAATGAAAGGAACAGGGAAGTCCATAATGGCTAAACCAATGAAAATCAGATCTCCAATCAAATATGATGATTATCTAACGGTTGGAGAGGCAGCCAAACTACTTGGCGTTTGCATCAGAACATTGCATAACTGGGATAAGAAGGGAAGGCTTAAAGCCTATAGACATTCGATATCAAATTATCGATTATATAAACTTGTAGATATCAATAAATTGTTGGAAGGGAAAGGAGAATAGAATGTTTGGTTTTTCTAGAGCTAGACATAAAATTAAAAATCCAGAGGAAATAGCCGAAGAGCGGTTGCTCAATGATTTAAAGGCTTCTCTTGGTGACGAGCAACCAATGATAACCGTTCTTAAGAATCGATTAAGAATTATCGATCTTGAAGATAAAGTCATTAAACTTGAAAGATATGTTAAAAGATTAGCCAGTGGCCATAAAAACATTATTCCAAAAAAGGGAAAATAATGGAAATCAACTTTAAAGAACAATTGGAGTTTCTCCAGGAGTTCAACAAGATCATAGATGAACGCACACAGGCAGCCCTCAAAAACGTCCCAGAAGATGCGTATGAATCCGAGTCGACTAATGAGATAGCCACAGCATTATCTAAAGCCCAAGGGGAATTTCCACGTATAAACATCAATCAGGAAAATCCTTACTTCAAATCAGGGTTTGCGGATCTTAATAATATTATCCGGTCCATAAGACCCGCTTTGGCTAAGTATGGTTTGTGTGTTACCCAACAGACGAAGATATTGCCCGATGGCGCAACGATTCTTGTTTCAAGGGTTAGACACTCTACCGGGCAGTGGATCGAATCACGTGTTCGAATTATACCCCCTAAAAATGATATGCAGTCTTACGCCTCTACCTTGAGCTATATGAAACGTCATGCAGTTATGGCTTTGTTGAACGTTACTATCGACGCTGACTTTGCTGATGACGATGCTGAAATAGCCATGGTCAGCCAACGAGATACCTTTGCTAAGGGGACGGCTATAAACCGTAAATATGATCCTCGGGAACAATCACCTGATGTCATAACCAAAGAACAACTTGAAGAACTTGAATATGAACTTGCTGAGTTCCCTGATATCACTGAAATGGTTCTTGATGGCTTAAAGATACAAGCCCTTGCTGATATGCCTAAATCCAAATATATGGTAAGCATAGAGCGCGTAAGAGCTATTAAAAATGCAAGGAATGGCGTCGGCAAATAAGGAGAATTAATGGAGACACACGCGTGTGATGGCGATATTATCTTACGATACACAACACCAACCAGATATGACAAAGCGTCTTATGGAGCTGTTTGCAAAATACTTCGTGAAGGGGAAAAGCACGAATATTACATTCAGGTCTCTCATGATAATATAGAAAATAGTGAATGGATGCGGGTTGGGGATTTTCTTGAGATAGCATTCAGAAAAGCAATAAATGATAGAATATTTATAGACGATTGCCTTAAACTCTACGAAGAAAAGTAAACTCGAACAAGCAAAAAGGGGCGAGAATGGGTTAGAAACTCGTCCCTTTTTAGAGTAGTAAAGTACCCTTATTTTGATCTTATGCAACAGTGATATTGCCCTGAGAGCTTAACACATTAAACGCTGTATCTGCAACAGAACAAACAATTTCTATCGAATTATATGTTCCCGTCGATGTTAATGTCCCACCAACTGATGTATCTACCGCCCCAAAATGAATTGTTTGGCCCGTATTGGCCTGTATTTGCCAACCCGTTGCATTATTTATTCCCGTAACTTTAAAGACAGATCCAGCTGGCGACACTGCTGGAAGTGTAATAACTATTGTTCCAACACCATCTACGATATAACCACTATCAATTGCTGCTGGAGTATTTGCATTTATTGTCGACCAAGTGACACCACCACCACTACCACTAATCGTTATTGTATTTGGAACTGTCCCATCAGTTGTAATTCCAAGCGTTCCGTGAATTGTTACAATATTTCCTGGCGCGGGAACCACTGGTCCACCCGTATCAGTAGTAAATGAGATTATTCCACCACCAGAACTTAATTGTGTCCATGTGGCAACATTGCCTGATTTGCTGGTGAGAATAAAAACATCTGAGGTAGGGGGAACTAACCATAAAGTACCAATGGGAAAGCGAATATAATCGTTAGGAGTTGGAATTCTGTTCTCAGTTACTAATTGAGGTGGAGTAGTTGGATTAACTCCCATATAAGAAAGGGGATTTAATCCATTTAGGTCTCTGTTGATATCACTTTGGCTCATGATAACCCTTTCTCGGCTAATTGCGCTTCAAGAATCTTCATTTCTGCACTCAACTTTTGAAATTCATTTAATAACATTGCTGGAAGTAAGTGATAATGTACAGTGAATGGTTTCCCATCTTTATCATAAGATACAAGTTCTGGGTATATCTGCCCTACTTCTTCTGCAATCAATCCGTATTGGGCATTTTTGTCGCTGTCTGACTTATAATTAAAAGTCACGGGGCGAAGGTCGATAAGTTTAGAACTGTCGTCAGCCATATCTTGGATATTTTCTTTGTAGCGGGCCGAGGAGACAAGAACTCCAAGTTGATCTGATGCGCTTACATAAACAGCTGAGCCACTAACCGATTTTCCATAAATACCGGCAATATAAGCTGAATTTAATTGACCGTCTCCAGTGCCTGTCCCAGCTCCAATCCTGAGAGTATTTGATTCACCAGGTGTTCCACCAACATTATATCCAATACAAATATTTGAGCCTTCACTTCCAGTATAATTATATCCTGACAAGGCCCCTAAACAACTATTAAAAGATCCGCTTATTATTTGGGCCAAGGACTGATATCCATAAGAACAATTTCCTTTAGAAGTCGTTAATGACATAGATGATTGAAAGCCACATGCACAATTTTGAGAACCTGAGGTACAACTTTCAAGTACCTGAGATCCTATGCCAACGTTGCCATTTGATTGTCCACTTATAGCACCAGTTAGACTTGAAAGTGCTTGATATCCTATACCTATATTCTGATTAACATTAGCTCCAGCGCTAGGATTTCCAGCAAGAGATCCCAAGAAAATGTTTTCTGAATCCAATGATCCTTGATGCCAAACATTTAAAAAAGAATCACCGCCTATAGTAATTATAGGTGATGCTGGATTTGCCGGATAAGTAAATGCAAAACTCTGCGCTGAAAATGCTCCAGTTATTGTAACAGTTCCGCTAAATATTGGACTTCCAGTCCACGATGGGTTCGCTCCAGTATTTCCCATCAAACATGATCCAGTTGGGCCAACAACACTTAATGATTGAATTCCTCCACCTGAAGCTCCAACTTCAACGGCATATTGTGTTTGTCCGGTGATAGGTCCACCACCACTATTTACAACCCATGTTGGATCTGATCCAGCACCATTTGTTTGAAGTACAT